GCCGGATCAACAAGATCGTCACGACCTATGAGCTGTCGGGGAACCAGTTGTTCGGCTTCGTTCCGAACTCCGAGTTCATCCGCCCGATCATCGGTATGGCGGTCGGCACCACGCCGATGGCTCGCCTCAACCCGACCGACAACTACCAGTTCCTCATCATGGGAGCCATGGGGTTGGAGATCAAGGCGGACTTCAACGGCAAGACCGCGGTGTTCCACTCGGTCGTGCAGAACTAGTCGCAACCCGACCTCGTCTGGGTAGCGATTAGCGGGAGAGGGCTTCTCCTCCTGAAGGAGCCCTCTCCTAGCGTGTAAAAGAAACCGGAGAAGTAACCACCATGGGAAAGTATCGCGCACTGGTCGACATCCCGCCGACGGTGAAGGCGGGCGACATCGTCACACTCACCGAAGACCCGATCCCCGAATACGTTGGCAAGCTCCAGCCCGTCGGTGACGACGTCAAGGCTGCCGACGGCGAAGAGACCGACGACGAGAAGATATTGCTCGGCAACCCCAGCCGCGAGTGGCTGAAGGCCCGCGCTGAAGCTCTCGGCGTCGACCACGCACCGAACATTCAGACCGCGAAGCTCATCGAGCTCGTCAAGGAAGCGGTCGAGGCGGAGAAGGCCAAGGCAGAAGCTGGCGCCGGCGACGGCAACGACAACCCGGACGACTGATCACATGGCAAGGCAGGTCGAACTCGTAGTAGAAACTGGTGCGATCGTTCCGAACGCTAATTCGTTCGTGAGCGAGACGGATATCGTCGCCTACGCGCTGGCTCGCGGGGTCGCCCTGCCTACCGCCACAGACGCCGACATGGACGCCGTCGCGGTCCTCGGCATTAAAGCCGCCGACTACCTCCGCATCCTCCCGTGGAAGGGCGAAGTCGTCTCCTCGACGCAGACGATGCCCTGGCCGCGCAAGAACTTGAACGTCACGCCCTCGTTCCCCGAAGACGCAATCCCGAGCCAGGTGGTCGAAGCGCAGAAGATGCTCGCGCTCCTGTCCCAGCAGGGCGTCGTCCTCATCCCGACCGGTCTCGGCACCGGCTACCTGGTCAAGGAAAAGATCGGGCCGATCGAGAACGTGTATTCCGAGAAAGTAGGAGTTTCGACAGATGGCCTGCCAATCCTCCCCGGCGTCGCTGGCCTGCTCGACTACTGGCTCCTCGGAGACTACACTGGCTTCGTGCCGGTTCGCCTCCAGTCGATAGGCGAGGGCTGGTATGGCAGTTGACTGGCAGAGGACCCGGAACACCGTTGAGAGGCTCATCACCCTCTACGGCAGGGTCGTGACCTTCGTCAATGACGCGGGTCCCGCCAGTGCTTCAGACCCGCTCGGTCCTCCCGGAGCACGGCTCGAAGTCCCGAACATTCCCGCCGTCTTCGTGCGCCCGTCCGGCTACATCAAGTTGGGCGAGTCCGACCAGATGGACCCAGGCATGTGGCCTGAAGCCGACAAGATCATGTTGGTCCTGCCCAGCCTGACGCACAGGTTCCAGGACTTCACACGGGTCGTTGACACCGACGGCAAGGGCTACAAGATATACAAAACCGAGCTGCTGCAGCCCGGTCCAGTTCCCGTACTCATCTACGTGGGGCTGAAGCAATGATCACGAATATGGATGAAGCCGACACCGAGATGGCGGAGCTGTTCCGCCAAGCTTGGGAGATCGGGTCAGTTGGCGCTCTCGAAGTTGTCGACGAGTGGGACCCGTACAACCCCGCGTCGACGTCAAGCACGAGTTTCGCAACCGCCAACGTGCGTATCGTCCTCGACAAGTCGCTGTTCGCCGAGTCAGCGACCAAGATACGGCTGTCGTTCGACGGACCGATCGACGGCGCTCCATCTCAGGGCGACGACTTCACGGCCGTAGTCGGTCTCGCCGCATCTGGCGGAAACCCGTGGGACTTCGCATCAGCTCCGATCCCAGTGTTGTTCTCTGGTGTCGCTGAACTCGACATGGTCGGCGTACTGATTGGAAGTGACGCCAATCGCTACGTCTCAGATGAGATCGACCTCGTCATAGACGGAACTGCCGACGTGATCGTCTCGATGACGTACGCCGCCGGGTCGGTGGGAGCGTCCGTAGGTACCACGGGCATACCTGCCAATACTTGGCACGCGTACCTCAACCCGACCAGTGACGACATATCGGCCCTCGCTCCAGCCGGGCTGCTCGACATACGAACCCTGCTCGGCGACAACCAGCAGTGGGCTTTGAGCGTGGTTGAGACTGCCTCGGTAGTTCCAGGCTACAAGGTCGACTGGCCGAACATGAAGACGCCGGACCACGAAGAAGATGAGACGTGGGCTCGCTGGGCTCTCGACTATGTCGGCGGCCGCCAGAGTTCGATGGGAGGGGAGGGCGGCAGGAAGTTCACGAAGATGGGGCTCATCTACATCACGGTGTTCACCCCACTCGGAGTAGGTCTTCGCAACGCGAGGCAGGCATCCCAGATCGCGGTCTCCGCGTACGAGGGAAAGCGGACACCAAGCGACGTTTGGTTCCGTAACGTGCGTATTGAAAGTGAAGGCCACGGCCAAGGCACAGGCAGAAACAAGAGTTGGTGGACGACGCAAGTAGTTGCCGAATTCATCTACGATTACCTGAGGTAGGAAAATGGTAACCCGCAACAAGATCGACAGCAATGAGACTGGTTTGGCGATCGCTAAGGAAGTCATCGGGTCGCCCGGTGTCCTCCCAGGCGTCGCAGGTGCAGACGCAATTTGGGTAGCTATGGAGCCCAACGAATACGACGACTTCGGCGGTGAGCCCACGCTCCTCGCCCGTCGCCCGATCAACTCGAGCCGCCAGCGCAAGAAGGGAGCTATTGTCGACCTGGCTGCGAACGGCGGCTTCAACCAGGACTTCACGAACGACAACTCGCAGATGTTGACGTCCGGCTTCATGTACGCCGACTTCCGCGAGAAGCAGAGCGACGAGCCCACCGCGGTTTCCGCGACGGGTTACGTCGTCCCTGACGAGACGCTCTACTTCGCCAACATGCTGATTTTCGCCACGGGCTTCGCGAACGCCGCCAACAACGGCTTGAAGGTCGTGACGTCCGTCGACGCTGGCACGAGCGAAGTTCGCGCGGCCGGTCTAGTCGTCGACGCCGCTCCGGCGGCTGGCGCCAAGATCACGCTCGTCGGAATACAGGGTGCGGCAGGTAACCTCGACGTCGACGCTTCGGGAACTCTCCCCGTCATCACGTCAGCAGTTATCGACCTCTCCTCGCTCGACGTCATCCCCGGCGAGATGATCTTCGTCGGCGGCGACGCGGCCGGTCAGAGGTTCGGAACCGCCGCGAACAACGGCATCAAGCGAGTCAGGTCGGTCGCCCCGGGCGGCTTCACCATAGATAAGTCCGATGCCGCCATGGTTACGGAAGCCAACGTCGCGGGCACGATCCAAATCTTCTTTGGTCGCGTCCTGAAGAATGAGCTCGCCGCCCTGATCGTCCGTCAGTCGTTCCAGCTGGAGCGGTCGATGGGTGCTCCGGACACCGCCCAGCCTTCGCAGGTGCAGGCGGAGTACGTGATCGGCGCGTTCCCGAACGAGATGGAGATGGTGATCGAGTCCGCGGACAAGATCAACGTCAACTACTCTTTCGTCGCCATCACGAACGAGCACAACATCTCGACGACGGGTCTCAAGATCGGCACCCGCCAGAGCGTCACAGAGTCGGACGCCTACAACACGTCGACCGACTTCTCGAGGATCAAGCTCGCAATCGTGAGCGACACGGACGAAGCCCCGCTTCCCCTGTTCGCCTTCGTGACGGAGCTCACCCTCAATATCAACAACAACGTGTCGCTCAACAAGGCGGTCAGCTACCTGGGCGGCTTCGACGCGACGATCGGCCTCTTCGAGGTGAGCGCGGAAATCAACGCGTACTTCACCAAGATCGAGTCGATCCAGGCGATCAAGCAGAACGCCGACGTCACCCTCGACTACTTCGTCGCCAAGGAGAACCGCGGCTTCGCCGTCGACCTCCCGCTGGTAGCACTGGGCGGCGGACTTTCCGAAGTCGAGCTCGACGAGCCCATCATGGTCCCGCTCGAGTCCGACGCAGCAACTGCCGCGAAGATTAGCCCGAACTTCGACCACACGCTCATGTGGGTGTTCTTCGACTACCTTCCGGATTTCGCCGGCTGAGACTGAGTTATTCCAGGGATGTCAGGTGAATAGACAGACACCTAATATCCCTGGAGATATCCAGAGTATGCCACATTAACCCCTAAGTCTAATCAGGAGACAGACAAATGGGACTATATGAGAAGATGAAGACCAGTCCTAAGCTGGAGTCAGAAGGTATCTGGCTTCAGATCGAGGACAGCCGCATGAAGCTCGCTCGCGCGGGTGGCAAGAACACCAAATTCACGGCCGCTGCAGAGAAGATCGCCCGCGAGCACAAGCGTGCGTTGGAATTCATGAACGAGCAACAAGCTCGCCCGCTCTTCGCAAAACTCTATGCAGAGGTTATCGTCCTCGACTGGCTCACCCGAGCTGAAGACGGAGACCTCGACGAAGACGGCGCCGCGGCTGCAGAGGACTTGGCCAAGCACAATCGCTGGAAGCGTGGAATTTCCGGTCCGACGGGTGAAATCGTCGAGTACTGCGTCGAGAACGTCCTCAAGACCTTCGACGACATCCCGGACCTCCTGCGCATCGTGAAGGAGACGGCAGAAGACGCTGCACTGTTCAGGCAGTCCATCTTGAAGGATATTGAGGGAAACTAATTGCGGTCCTGAGTTACGAGCTAACGCAGGGTCCCACGGAGCAAGCAATCCTTCGTCAGTGCATTCGCGACGGCAAGCCGTACCCCAAAGCCATCGCGAATGCTCCTGATGTAGAGCCCCACACCGAGTTGTACTACTTCGCGTTCGTTGACCTCGGTAGTTGTCGCTTTTACGAAGGTGGAGAGATACCTTGGACCGCACTTAGGGAGTACGCCGACGAGTATGATCTAGACGAAGACCAGCGCGTCATCCTCTATCAGGTGATCCGCAGTGTAGATATCTGGTTCTTGAAAGAGATAGAAGAACGGGCGGAAAAGAAGAATGCCAGGGCTAAACCAGAGCGGGGACATGGCCGCGGCGTCAAGAAGGTTCTTCCGATTGGCGAAAGGCGTTGAGGTAGCTGCCTTCACGGTCACGAAGGAGCAAGCCCTCGACGCCCAGTACCTTCTCGCGAAAGACACTCCCGTGGATCAGGCTATTGCCCGGTCCAACTGGCGCATCAGCATTGGTCGCCCGCTCACCGGAACTATAGCGGCCTACCGCCCGTACATGTCTCGGCACAAGCCCCCGTACTCGGGCGGCGGAAGCAAGAGTGAGCGCAGCAACTTAAGTGCCGTCCAGTCCCAGGGCAAGGCGAAACTCTCCAAGTACACGAAGGGCTCGATCTATATCTCGAACAATTTGCCGCACATCAAGCCACTCGACGACGGGTGGTCGTCGCAGACAGCTCCAGGCTTCGTGAACCGAGCGGTAATGGGTGCCGTACTTAGGACAGCTCCGAAGATCAAGAAAATCTTCGACAAGGAGTTCAGCAAGTAATGGCCAACCAAGTAATCAACGTCATCGTCAACTCGAAGGGTGCCGTCACGGTCATCCGCGAGCTGAACGCAATGGGCGACTCGGCGCGCCAGACCACGACGTTCTTGAACGGCCTGCGCTCAGTGCTCGCCGCAGCCCTCACCTTTTCTGGCGTCGGCGCGATCGTCGACGTCGTCGACACCTTCACCACCCTTACCAACAGGCTGAAGCAGGTTGCCGACGAGTCGAACACGGTCGGCGAGAGCTGGACGCGACTGATGGGTATCGCCAACAACTCCTACTCGACTATCGAGAGCACGGTCGACCTGTACTTCCGCGTCGCCCAGGCCTACAAGGCGTGGGGAGAGAGCGCGGAGGAAGCTTACAAGTTCACTGACCTGTTCCAGAAGGCCGCGATCCTGTCCGGCTCGTCCATGCAGACGACCGCCCAGGCCGTCTACCAGTTCTCTCAGGCCCTCAACAAGGGCAAGCTCGACGGCGACGAGTTCAGGTCCGTGCTCGAAGGTCTTCCGTACGTCGCCACACTGCTTCAGAAGGAGCTCGGCGTCACGAGGTCCGAGCTGTACCAGATGTCGGCCGCGGGCGAAATCTCGCTAGACAAGATCAAGAGAGCTTTCGAGAACGCGGCAAAGACGATCCAGGGCGACTGGGCGAACGTCACCCCGACTATCGCGATGGCACTCAACGTCCTGCGGAACGAGTGGATCAACTTCATCGGCGAGGTGCAGACCTCCACGGGCGTCTTCTCGCTCGTCGCGTACCTAATTATTGGCATAGCGAACAACTTCGATTTGCTCGCGATCGCGCTAGCTCCCGTAGTCATATCGCTAGGTTTCTTGGCCGGCCGGCTCGGCATCGGACTCGTCGTACTCGGCTTCAAGGAACTCACGACCGCTCTCGGGCTTGCTACCGCCGCCCAGTGGCTGTTCAACGCCGCGGTCGCTATGAACCCGTACGTCCTCATCGGGGCCGCGATCCTGGCGATGGTGGCGGGCATCATCTACTTCCGCAACGAGCTCGGGCTCACGAACGAGAACCTCGCCATATTCTGGCAGTCGGCCGTGGCTGCCTTCACTGCGGTGATCGGCGTGCTGTCGAATATGGTGTCCTTCGTCGTCCGCATCGTCCAGAAAATGTACGAGTGGACTAGCTTGTTCCCGCTCATACTGAAGGGTGCGATGATGCTGGCCGCCGGCATCGTGGTTGTCTTCAACAATATCATGGACATCGTGTCTGAGGCGGCCAGCTATATAGCGGAAGCCTTCATTCCTGTCTGGAACGACATCAAGGCGATCGTGATGAACGTCTACGAACTCATCAAGGAGTTCGCCATGTTCATCATCGAGAGGCTGACGCCGGCGTTCACCGACCTGAAGTCCGCCTGGGATATCTTGTACAACGCCCTGCGCCCAGGTCTGGCATTCGTGCTCGACATCCTCGGGAAGATCGGGGAGGGGCTGGAGTTCCTGGTCAAGTTCCTTGGAGGGATATTCACGAAGACGATCAAGGTCGTATTCGACGGGTGGGTGTTCATACTCCGAAGCGTTCTCAGCTTCATCAACAACATCATAACGGCCCTGCGCACAGCCCTCGCTCTACTCAAGGCGGTCGCTGGAGCGGGAGGTGGCGGCGGTGGTGGCGGCGGTGGTGGAGCTCACTACGGCGCTCAGTTCAAGGCGGGCGAAGGCTTCGCCACCGGTGGCCGATTTAAAGTCGGCGGAACCGGCGCCGGTCGTGACACCACGCCGGTAGCATTCCGCGCTGAGCGCGGCGAGCGGGTGACGGTCGAGACCAAGAAGCAGCAGCGCGTGAACGACAACCAGCAGACTGCCGCCAACGTCAACGTGCCTGTTCAGGTCGTGAACGTACTAGACCCGAGCATGATTATTGCTGCTATGGAAACCGCGTCAGGTGCCCGCGTGATCACGAACATCATCAAGGCGAACCGCGACGAGATCAACAACACACTGGGAGCTTCATAATGCTCATCTGGGCGGAAGGCTTCGACCACTATGGCGACGGCTCTACTGGCAATGAGGGTAGGGATTACATGCTCTCTGGGGCGTGGTCCTCGTTCTCGTGGGCTAACGGCGTTGCTCCGCGCGTCGACAACGTGCAGGTGAGATCGGGCACTCAATCACTACGCATCGAATACAATAGCTTGGCCACCGACAGCGTCGTGTGCAGGCGAGTTCTTGGCACTGCCCACATCGTCGTAGGCTGCGGACTGGGCGTGTACTTTGACGCTCTACCTATCGCGAACAAGGGCCACGGCTTTGAGTTCAGAAATAACTTGAACCAGTGCATCGCCTATTTCTCAATCGAGAGCGACGGGGCGATCGGCGTCTACACGGGATCGGCTCGCACTCTGATCGCGAGCAGCGACCCAATCATTACTGCGAGTTCGTGGCAGCACATCGAAGCCAAGATCGTCTGCGACACGGTCGTCGGTGAGATCGAAGTTCGAGTCAACGGATTTCCCGTTCTTCAGCTCACCGACCTCAACCTCGGTTCACTCGGCGCTACTCAGATGGCGTTCGGCATGCCCGCAGGTGAGTTTGGCAGCAGCTTGAACTGGCAGATGGACGACATCGTGACTTGGAACGACGACGGCCTGTGGAACAACGACTTCCTCGGCCCGGTCCGCGTCGAGCCCCTGTATCCGGACGCCGACACGGCGGAGACGGACTGGGTGCGCAACGCGGGGGCGAGCGACTTTGCCGCGATCAACAACAACCCGCCAGACGCAGACACCACCTACCTGATGGCGGCTAATTTGAATGACAGGTCCGAGTTCGGGATGCAGGACAGCCCGCCCGAGACGGCGAACATCAAGGCAATCTTCATCCCCACTATGGGCAAGCTCATCTCGGCGGGCACGGGCGAAGTCACGACCTCCCTCATATCAGGCGCCGACGTCAGTGACGGCCCGAACCAAACGTTCACCACGTCGTACACGTATTGGCCCAGCGTCCACGAGGTCGATCCCGCGACCGACTTGCCGTGGACGAAGACTGCCGTGGACGCGATGCTTTTGCGCATAGAGAAGGTTCTGTGACATGTCACTACTGTGGGTAGACGGTTTCGACCACTACGCGGCGTCCGGAGCGCTGGCTACAGTCGTCGGCGTCGTCGGCGGGGCGTATTCAGCGGTGTGGGCCACAGACGCCACTATTGCGACGATGCCTATCACCGGAGGTCTCGGACTTCGCATGGTTGGCTCCAACAGTGACCCGACTGCCGCTATTGAGAAACCTCTCCCAACCACCTACGGGTCGGGCACGACACTCGGGGTTGGCTCGCACTTTATTCTTGACTCAGCTGCCTATGCGGACGCTGGCCGCGGACTGGACGTATTCCACTTCAAGAACGGCATTGGAACGTCTACCGTGATGCTCTGCGTCCTTCAGGGCGGACAGCTCACTATTCGTTACGACAACGTGGTCAACGCTGACTCAGGCAACTCGGGCGCCAACGTCCTGTCTCTCGACGTGGTGTACCACATCGAACTGAAAGTTTTCTTGCACGCCACTCTCGGGACCATCGAGGTCAGGGTCAACGGCGCTACCTGGATCACCATGACGAACCAGAACACCCTGAGGAGCACCACGTACACTTCTTGCGGAGTTGGACAGGCGAACTTGTCGTCGGGCCAAGGATTTAGCGCCTACTGGGACAACTTCTTCATCTGGGATGGAGCGGGCTCGATCAACAACGACTTCATCGGGGAGTGTACCGTGCTCACCCTGTTTCCGAGCGCGGACACTGCAGACGCAGACTGGACACTGTCGACGGGTGCCAGCGGTTTCGACCTAATAAATGACGTTCCCGCTGCAGGCACTACCAGGTACCTCGAAGCTGCGGCAGCCGCGGATTTGAGTGTGTTCGACCTGACGAACTTGCCGACGACGAACTACAACATCAAGGGCGTTCAGACGGTTGTCAACGCCCAGAAGACCACGTCGGGCGCGACCACCATCGAGATAGGTGTCGAGACCAACTCGGTGCAAGACCTGTCGGCTCCCCTGACCTTGACGGAGAACGCCTACCTGTATAAGCACCACATCACCCAGCAGAACCCAGATACGCTAGCTGCTTGGACGCCGACCGAAATAAACGCACTGCAGATCGTATTGGACAGAGCCGCTTAACATGACGGCCCGGGTATCACAAGGCGCAGTTCTAGTTCTCGCCACTGGCACTGCGCCTAAGCCGCGCATATCCCAGGGCGCCGTGCTTGTCCTTGCAGAGGACGTCACGCAGCCCCCAGCTTACGTCACCCAGATACCTGCCCTACTCGTCCACTTGCCTATTCAGAATGTGCGCGTAACTCAGGTTCCAGCGCTGCTCGTCCACTTGCCGATCCAGTCGGTGAGAGTGACCCAGATACCTGCCTTGCAGGTGTCGACGCCCACGCCAATTCCTTTGCCCGCACCGATTGTTCCCGAAGTTCCCGTGAGGGAAGTCTGGCAGTGGAAGACTGTCGTGAACATATTTGAGAAGAGCAAGGAGCAGCGCTCAGCTCTCCGCGCCCAGCCTCGGATGAGCATGCAGTTCACGGCCTACATCCTGAACGAGAACGACGAGTACCGAAACACCTACGAGCTCATGCTCAAGTACATCAGCCGCACGTTCAACTACCCGATGTACGTCTACTGCGCCCAGATGACGGCCGCAGCTTCCGCGGGCGCAACGAAGTTGTTCTTCAACCCCGCCCACACGGACGTGCGCGAGGGAGAGGTTGCTGCGCTCTACGACAAGAGCCTCGAGACTACGACGTACGTTACGATCACGACAGTCGACGCGGACGGTGCGAACCTGAGCGAGCCGCTCGCCGCGGACGTCCCAGCCTACGCGTTCATATCGCCCGCCCCGCAGTTCCGAGTGGAGATGCCGTCGTTCTCCATGCAGTCAGTGGCGGGAGACTTCGACCTCAGCTTGATCGGCGCCCAGGTCCGAGACGTGCTGCGGCCCGACCAGAGCACCGCGGTCACACTGATCGACGGCATGATGCTCCTCGACATCCGCCCGCTCGCCGACGGGGACGTCCCCTCGCTGTTCGACCAGGACGTGACCTGGCTCGACAACGGGATAGCGGACCCAGAAGTAAAGTACAGCTGGCCCACGCCGTACATATCGGGCGAGAGGAAGTTCTTGATCCACCGCCCGGGCGGCTTCGACACATGGAGAGCTATCGCCAGTTACATGAAGGGCCGACAGAACCCGTTCCTTGTCCCGACCTTCAGGAACGACCTGCCAGTCATCGAGACGCCAGCACTGGGCGCCACGCAGTTCAAGTCGGACAGCATCCAGTTCTTCGACGTGTGGCGGTCGAAGGCTTGGCGGTACATCCGCATCCAGAGCGACAGCGGCACCATCTACCGCAAGATCAACGAGGTTCTGGCGAACTACGACTTGGCCGGCAACCCGGTGTCCATCACCGTGAAGATAGATGGAAACATCGGGGCCTCGGCGGGCTCCAACACCAATATGATCGTATCGTACGTGAACACGTGCAGGCTCGACAGTGACGAGATCGTCCTCGACCACTACGAAGTAGATACGGTACTCTCGCTCAAAGTCCGGATGGTCGAAGAATGAGCTACCTCACCAAAGATAACTCGGTTCACGACGCGGCCCCGATCGAGTTCTACGAGTTTATCGCCCAGCACAAAGTCTGGCGGTACACGTCGTACCACCGAGCTATTCAGGCAGCTTCCACCGAC